GATGTTCGGGCGCTACGACGAAGCCTTCCGTATCGATGACACGCAACTCACGGCGCTCTTCAACGGCAATGACATCGCCAAGAAGATTGTCAAAGGCTTCCCGGACGAGATGTTCCGACGGGGCTGGGCGCTGGTCATCCCGCAGGACGCCAGTGGGGGCGCGGGGAGCGCGGGAAGTGCGGGGCGCTTGGCTACGGACCAGCCCTCCGATGGCGAGGACGGCCCCGCAGCCCCGGGCAGCCCCCTGGTAGACCCTCTGGGCGCGCCCCCGGATAACGCTTCGGGCAAAGGCGACTACGCTAACCTGAACGGCGCCTCAAGCCGCCAGTTCGGCGAAGCAGCCCCCGGGGCGTCGGCGTCCTACGTCTCCGGCTCGGCGGACACCGTGCAATCGAAGGTTCGGCCTGGCGACCCTATGGGCGAACGACTGGCCGACCCTGTTACGTTCCCGCGGGATAATCGCAAGGCTGTAAACGCAGGGCAGGATCAAGGGACGCGCGCCGAGCTGGCCATGGCTGTCGAGACCTACGCGAACAAGCTTCAGCTACGCGGTAAGGCTAAGGAAGCGTCTGTCTTCGGCGGTCTCTATGGTGGGGGGCTGCTCATCGTAGGCGCCGACGATGGCCAAGACATGGCCATGCCTCTAGACGAAACCCGGATCCGAACCGTGCGTTATCTGTCATGGGTTGACCGTCGATTTGTCTTCGCTTCTACCTGGTACGCGGATATCGGCCCCCAGTTCGGCGAAGTGGAGACGTGGGAAATCATAAACCCGTTCGGAGGCCAAGCGAACACGCGCATTCACGAGTCCCGCGTGGTGCGCTTCGACGGCGCCCCCGTGGACTTCCTAATGCGCCGACGCCTGCTAGGGTGGACCCTCTCCGTGCTCCAAGCGCCTTACGACGTTATGCGCCAGTTCGATATGTCGTTCCAATCGATCGCCAACCTGATGAGCGATCTGAGCCAGGCCGTCATGTCCGTGAATGGGTTGGCGCAGATGATCTCTAACGACCCCCAGACGCTCCAAACGCGCATGGCCATGGTCGATATGTCGCGGTCCTCCGGGAAGATGATGTTCATCGACGCGGAGAACGAGAAGTTCCAGCGCACACCGACGCCGCTAAATGGCGTGGCGGAGACGCTGCACGCCATCATGCTGCGCATGTCGGCGGCATCCGAGTACCCCGTAGCCTTCCTGTTCGGCCGAGAGCCTTCGGGGTTGAACGCCACGGGCGACGCGGACTTCCGCCGATTCTACGACGTAATCTCGGGGAAGATTCAAGCGGACCTAGAGCCTAAGCTGCGCCGTCTGTATACGCTCATTCTTCTAGCCAAGGACGGCCCGACGCAAGGCTCGATCCCGAGCATGGGCATCCAGTTCGTTTGGCCAAAGCTGTACGAGCCGTCGGAGACCGAGCAAGCGCTGATTCGCTGGAACATGGCCCAGGCTGACTCTGCTTACGTCACGGCAAGTATCCTGCTCCCAGAAGAAGTAGCGGCGTCACGGTTCCGCAATGGCGAACTTCACCTCGAGACAGAGATCGATATGCGCCTCCGTAACGAAAAGAAAGCAACCGCCGAACTCCCCCCGAATCAGGCCGACAAGTACAAGGACGCCAAGCAAGCGGCCGAAGACGCCAAGAACGCACCCCAACCCGTAGCCGCGGCTAAGCCCGCGCCGCAAGGCCGGAAAGACGCCGTAAGCATATCAGATATCGTCATGACCGGTTTCGCCAAGTGGCCAGGCGCTCAAGACTCGAACCTGGCCGCGCGAAAAAGTGACGACATTACGCTCCGAGAAGACGGCGGGTCGTACATCGTAGAAGAGGGTCACGCGGCCGTGCTGGCCCATCGATGGTCGGGCGAGAAAAAAGTGACGGCCTTCATTCGGACTCCATAGCCGCTTTGACGCGGTCCCATGCCCGGGCGGACTTACCCGGGCATGGCCTTTCGCCTGCAAGAATGCGGGCCTGGATTTTCGCTTCACGCAATCTGCGTTCCGTGGAACGATCGCGGGCGCGTTTGGACTCGCCGCTATCCTCCTCAAGTCCTTGCGCCACGTCTCCCCAGTGCGCACGCTCCGCAAACTCCTCAAGTACGCCTTTATGTATGTCCGAACTCGCGAATGCCATATGCATAAGCTAGCGCGGTTACACTTCGTGCGCAAGCCACTTCCGGACTTGCACCATGGCAGGTGCCAGCCACGACTCGTTTTGCTGTAAGTATAAAAGCGCTTGTGTAGTGGCATCCACCCTATCGTCATACGCGGAGCGGGGGAAAGTTAGAAGCTCCGTGATGTACCCTGCGACCCAAGGGTGCTTATCAGGGTCCGGCAAATGAACGTTACCCGCCTGGAACAGCCCCGAGCAAGCCGAGGCGCGGGAGAACTTGCCGCCGCGAGGGTCAACGGCTACGAGACCGGACAGCTTCGATTGCAGGACTTGCAGAACGGCCGCGCCGTTGGCTTTCTCCTCAATGAGCTTGGCCGTAGCTTGTGGCCATCGCTTGGCTTGATCCCGGATACGATCCAGCGCCGTCGAGAACGACATGCGATCCCAGGCTTGGTCGAGTAGATAGAAGTCCGCGCCCTTGCGGCCCCACACTTGGCCGCAAGCATAATCGGAGGACTCGCCGTCCTTGTAGGCCAGATCCCACGAGAGTATCACTTGATCGAACGCTTTAGGCGCTTCCGAATAGAACTTCAGCCACTCCCTTTGGAAGATCGCGCCTCCTTCGGGCACGGGCTGCTGATCCAACTGCGCAGCGGCGTTCATCGAGCCCAGGTTCCGGCGCAGCTTGTCTATCAGGTTTTGCGGCAACCTGTGGGGGTCTAAGAGCTCGCCCTCTTGAGTCCGTGGGTCGTAACCGTAAGGCGTACGGCAGCGTCTCTTCGGGTCGAAATTAGCCGGGAGCATCAAGTGCGTGGCGCCCCTGTCGAGAAACATCTGGGCCAAATCGGAGCAGTGTAGGCGCTGCATGATGCAGATCAGCCCCGTCTTTTGCGGAGGCTTCCTCCAGCGCGTCGACATCGTTCGCGCGTACCAATCGCGAATGTTTTGCAGGCCAACGGCTGACGCATCCTCGGGCTTGTTCGGGTCGTCAAGTATCTGGATGTTCGCGTGCAAGCCCGTGGCCTTACCCCCTGGCGTTGTGCCCAGTCGGAAACCCCCCTTATCGTTCACCACGTAATCGACGGCTGCCACCGTGGGCAGAGAGAAGCGGTCTCCCCAACGCGCCTGATACCATTTCGATCGCATCAAGTCTACGGTCTTATTCGAGTCCCGGCGGAAAATTAGCTCCGCATACGTGGCCATTATGAGGGCTAGCGCGGGGTCCCGTATCCAAAGCCATGCGGGGAAAAGGACGCACGTTATGCAGGACTTCGACGAATTAGGGGGGATATTCACTACGAGCTCGTCAATTTCCCCTCGAAAGACGGCCTCGTAATGTTCCGCCATGAGCGGAATGTGCCAGTTATCCTGGAACGGGGAGTCCGCGTATACCTGCGACCACGCCATCTTGATGAAGTCGTAGAAGGAATCCTTTAGCCCTATCTCCCGATCGCAGGCTATGATCTCCTCAGAATCCTCAAGCATTACAGCGCCTTCCGGGCTTTGGCCAACGCCCCAGGCATCCGTCTAAGCAAGGCTTCTTGCTCGCGGGCAGACAGCGACGCTATGTACTCGCGGAGAGATTCCACGTCGTCGTCGCGGTAGCCCTGGTCTTCGACCTCTGTCAGAGTGTTAGCGCACTCCGACGGTACGAAGGTGGGCTGGGCGCAGAGTGCGTTCTGCCAGGCCCGCTCGCTTATACCGAGCTCGTCTTTCGTAGCTTCCTCCCCCGTCTTAGCCAGCACGGCGCTCTGTCGCTCTTGAACGCGCTTGCTAAGGTGCGCGTTCTTACGAATAGTGATAGGTGTGGCATACTGTACAACGCGCTGCATTTCGCGTAGGACGCGCCACCAACAATGCGTCGAGAAAGCGCCTTTGGCCGGATCGTAGTCTTCGATGCTCCGCCAGACGCCTATGCGGGCCGCTTGCAACAAGTCGTCCCGCATAGCGCTGGTGTAGTAGCTAGTGTTTTTTCGGAACCGGTAGACTAGGCTTTTGGCCAAGGGCTCATAAGCTTGCAAGAGCTTGTCCCGGGCAGCCAACTTACTAGCGCCTTCAGAGGAAAAAAAACACGACCACAATTCTTCGGACTTTGCCACTCTACCTATAGGCTAGGGTTACGGCTCCGGGAGTACTCCGAAGCCATACCTGACGGCGCACGCCAAGCACTACCCGCCGTGGCGTAGGCCCGCGTCGAGCCTAAGATCCGCGCCGCGCCGCAGACGTCAGCCCAACCGAAGACCTCCGCCGAGTCGAAGACCTGCGCCGAGTCGTAGACCATCGCCCAGTCGTGCACCCAAGCCGATCCGCCAACCCAAGCCGAGCCATAGACCCGCGCAGCGCCGTAGACCCGGGCCGCGCCGCATACTACAGCGTGACCGCACACCGTAGCGTGGGCGTAAACCTGCGCCTTATCTAAGACCTGCGCCGATTCTAAGACCCATGCAAGGTCATCGATCCGCGCAAAGTCGCACACCTTAGCCGAGCCGGAGACACACGCATTCGGACCGACGTAGGCCGTATCGGCCACCGTAGCCGTGTTCGCCACCCACCCGCCGCCGTTCACATGGGGGTGCGCGGGAACGGGGCCTTTGCCGTCCCCGAAATCGTACGTCGTCGTCGTCGTCGTCGTGTTCATGTTACCCCAGATACCTCGGCAGTAACGATCCGCCGCGAACGATTGGAACGTTGACGTGCATAAAGCGGCCCGAAGCGGCCACAAACTGCAAACCGTAACCGTGCGCCCACGTGGTCGGCACGGTATGCTTGTATAGGGGCTGAAGCTTGCATAGGCATCCTGGGCACCAAGCCCCGTGACCCGAGGACGTAACCGTGCGCTCTACAACGGCCTGGGAGCGGTGCGTGTGGCCATACACTACGGAAGCTCCAAAAGCCCGAAGATGCTCCGAGGCAGCATGCTTCGCGTGGGATACACCGTGAACAAAAAAGCACTGGCCAAGCCGAATAGCCCCCGGAATCGAAAGGCCCTGATAAAGCACGGACCTTCGATAGTAGCGGATTCCTCGAGACTTTAGACGCAGCGCAGCCCAAGGACCGTAAGCGTCGAGCAGCGTGTCGGCGTCGTCCTTGTTCAAGAAAGCGCGGGCAGCCCACCTTTCTACGTGCTGCTCATGATTGCCCTCGAGATAGTGGATCTTGGCCGAGGGGGCTACGGCTTGAAGCGCGTCCAAGAATGAGTTAGCGGCTTCCACGTCAGCAGAATAGGACTCCGCAAGCTCGTTAGTGTAGGTCCTCTGATGCGTCGAGAAAACACCGCCGCAATCCAGCAAATCCCCGAGCAATACTATTTCCGACGGCGCCAGTCTTTTCACGTCCTGTAAACAGGCAGTGGTCGCGGGGCCGTCACCGTGATTACCATGAATGTCCGGAATGATAACCCTTGTTTTTTCGCTCATGTTCGTGGTCCTTCGGAAGGCGTTGTCTTTTTCGCTCGGGTCTTTTTCTTAGGGCCGGGGGCTCTACCAGAAAATTCTGGCCAGTCCGAAAAAGGGTTTTCGTACTGCGCATCCGGGACGAGTCCGGGGTCTTCTAGCTTATCTTGCGTGCTCATAGTCAGTTCAATTGCCTCATGTGTAGGATATGAGTGCCCTCGAAAACAGCGTGTGCTTCTATCTTGAAGCGCCTTCCGGCCGGAAGCAAGATTTCTTTTTCGATACTGCCCAGAGGGCCTGCAAAATTCCGGACGTTCACACCCCGGGCATTGGCTATGTGAATGACGGTATTCCGCCCCCCGAACTCTTCGGCTACCTGGCTACCTTCGGAAGTGGAGAAAAAGTTACGCGCGCGAAAAGTCGTACCCGGTTGCAGGCCGGCCAGCGTCGCCTCCGGTAGGTGCATACCCCGCGTGACAGCCGTTCGCGTTTGAGGCGCCTCGAGAAGAGTCTTTTGCAATAGGCGAACGCGCTTCGCTACGTGCCTAGTGTAGGACAAGTCCCCCTTCACGCCTTTACCTCGTAGGAGATACGAGTTCATGCCGCTGGACGAGTTGCCCGTATAGTCGGATACCAGTTCTGCGTTCGCCAAGCCCATGGCCAAAATAGCGGCCTCCGTAGCCTCGGCCGTGGGGTTGTTCCCTGCAAGCCCCTCGGGACCTGTAGCGTGCCCCCCGATGCCTGCGCCCTTGCTCACGACGTGGCCTTTCTGGTCCCGTGCCACGAGGGCACCCATACGGCGCCGGGTAGGTCGCGGCAAATGTCCTGTATAGGCTTACCGCCGCCCACAACGAGAAACAACAGCCCCGGGCGGTCCCTTACAAGCGCGTGCTCGGCGAGCAAGTCTTCGGGACGGGAGGCGTAGCCCCTAGTAGAGAACGCGCGCCAGCCCGCAGGCACGCCGATCAGATTGTCTTGGAAGCGCAGTTCCGGCACGTTCAAGTCCACGAATATCCGCAAACCCGCGCGCTGCCATAAACGTGCAACGTACCTCTTAGCGCCGATCTTGGCCAACGCCTCGAAGCGCGGCGTAGTGTCGTAAATCGAGATGTTGGGTTCCGTGGTCTGGGCCGCGCCGGAGTTGGCCACGGGGGTTGTGTTGGCGAGCAAGGCTCGGAAGCGAGCGTCGTCGACATAGAAGTGCCAAGTGCCTCCCGGGATGCGCATTGTACGTGCCACGGAACCCCAGGCGACAACCGGCTCCGTAATCGCTTCCGCTTGAAGACCTATCAGCAGGTCGGGAATATCGAACTCGTTAGATGAAGGCAGAATGTGAGCCATTAGTACACCCTTCTCTGAAGGGGCGAAAAACGTGCCATGTACCGTATGTGTTCCAAAGCAGTTCGGTAGTTGTATCGAGCGCCATCGTAAGCGCGGTTCCATGGCCTGTCGATCAAGACTCGCATACCGGGCCACTCGGCTATGTTGTGCACGGCATCGTCTATTAGCACGTCCGTGACCGCGGCGCAAAGCAGCGCCTTATCCGTGCATTGCACGATATCCTTAGGCGAGAAGCCTCGGGCCGCTAGCCACTCCGCCCGGCAGTAGACCCAATCGGATGCCCCGCGCATGGGTGATGTCAAGCACACCACACGGCCTATACCTCTTAGACCCTCCAAAAAGGCATCGGCGCCTCCACACGTAGAAAGCTCTCCGGCAAAACCCGGAGAAGCTAGCCGCCGATAGCACAACTCTTGCTCTTCGCGCGAAAGACCGGGGCACTTCCGAAAATCGAAATTCGTGATGTCCTCTTCGGTCGCGTAAGGCTGCGCCTTACGGACCTCGTTCACCGCCTTTAGCAGGTGCCCAACCGTGTTCGATAGAACGCCGTCGCAATCTATGAAAATCATGTGCGTGTTCCTTCTGAGAGTACTTCGTCGTGTACCCGCGCCGTGTCGAAGACCCACGCCGATCCGGAGACCCAAGCCGATCCGTAGATGCGTGCCGAGCCGAAGACCGACGCCTGGCCGAAGATGTGCGCCGAGCCGTAGGCCTCAGCCAGGCCGAAGACCCGCACCGAGCCGCAAACCGTCGCCGTTCCGCAAACCGTCGCCTCGCCGAAGACCGTCGCCTCGCCGAAGACCCAAGCCGTGTCGAAGACCCACGCTGATCCGTAGATGCGTGCCGAGCCGAAGACCGACGCCTTGCCGAAGACACACACGTCTCCGAAGACCCGCGCCTTGCCGAAGACCCACGCGTCTCCGAAGACCCGCGCCTTGCCGAAGACCCACGCGTCTTGGAAGACCCGCGCCTTGCCGAAGACCCACACGTCTCCGAAGACCCGCGCCTTGCCGAAGACCTGCGCCGAGCCGAAGACCCGCGCCTCTTCATAGACCCGCGCCTTGCCGAAGACCCGCGCCTCTTCATAGACCCGCGCATTCGGACCGACGTAGGCCGTATCGACCACCGTAGCAGTGTCGGCCACCCACCCGCCGCCGTTCACATGTTGGTGCGCGGGAACGGGGCCTTTGCCGTCCCCGAAATCGTACGTCGTCGTCGTCGTCGTGTTCATGTTCGCGTTCCTCCGGACAGGTTTTCGTCGCAGACCCGCACCGAGCCGCAAACCGTCGACGTTCCGCAAACCGTCGACGTTCCGCAGACCCACGCCGAGTCGTATACCCACGCCGTGTCGAAGACCCGCGCCGATCCGTAGATGCGTGCCGAGCCGAAGACACACGCTCGGCCGAAGACCCGCGCCTCGCCGAAGACACACGCTCGGCCGAAGACCCGCGCCTCGCCGAAGACCCAAGCCGCTCCGGAGACCGTCGCCCTGCCGAAGACCCAAGCCGCTCCGAAGACCGTCGCCTCGCCGTAGACCCAAGCCGAGCCGAAGACCTGCGCCGAGCCGAAGACCGCAGCCGATTCGCAGACCCGCGCCGATCCGAAGACCCGCGCCTTGCCGAAGACCAAGGCGTCCGGGCCGACGAAGGCCGTATCGTTGACATCAGCCGTGTTGGCCACCCACCCGCCCCCGTTCGGGTGCTTATGTGCAAGGACCGGACCTTTGCCGTCCCCGAAATCGTGCGTTGAAGGTGTCGTCGTCGTTATGTTGTTCATGTTACCCCAGATACCTCGGCAGTAACGATCCGCCGCGAACGATTGGAACGTTGACGTGCATAAAGCGGCCCGAAGCGGCCACAAACTGCAAACCGTAACCGTGCGCCCACGTGGTCGGCA